CTATACTTATCTAATTGTTCTTTATCACCTTCAGTATGTTCTTGAGCTTCTAAGTCTCTAATTTGTGATTCAATTTTCTTAATGTATCTTTCATTAGTATCAACAAGATTTTGTTCTTTCTGCATACTAATCTGTAACTGATTAATTCTCTTATAAACATCAGATATTTCATCGAGTCTAGTATTTATTTCCTGTATACTTATACTTCTTTCTGATAATTGTTTATCAAGGACTTTTATATTTGTAGTTGTATCATCACATATATGATTTTTATGTTCTGACTCAATGTCTTGTTTACATGTCGGACATTCATCATTAGATTCATAGAAAGATAATTCTTTCATGAACTTTCTTCTCTCTAACTCAAATCCTTTTTCATCACTTAATAGTTCTTGTAGATTCTTTCTTACAGCACTTTCATCATTAATTTTAGTATGACAGGATCCCAGTTCATCCATGTTGACTTTGATATTTGTTTTATAGTCAAGTGATTGGTCTTCGTGTTCTTTGATATCTTTACTAAGTTTATCGATCATCTCTTCACGATTCTCTTCAAGTCTTTTCATAGCTTCTTCTTGACTTTCTATCTTCGACTCACCGATCTGAATGTTATGTTTAATCTCACTAAGTTCATTTCTTAATGTAGCAGTTCTCTGTTTGAGACAATCATTCATTACTGAAAAGACTTGTATATCAAGTATGTCTTCAATAATAGCTCGTCTCTCTGGTGTGTTCAATTGCATGAACGGTGTAAATGTTGAACTACCTAACACAACAACCTGTGTAAACGATTTATAATTTAGTTTAAGAATTTGTTGTTCTAAGATTGATTGCATATCTCTTACTGCAGCATCTTGATGCATGAACTTACCGTTCAAGTATATCTCAAACTTATTCGGTTTGATACTTCTATGAATTCTATATTGATTTCTACCTATAGAGAACTCTACTTCTACAACTGTATGTTTCTGATTGATTGAATTGATTAAAGCTGTCTTAGGTATCTTTCTAAAAGCACGACCAAATAAGCCGAATGTCAAAGCATCTAACATTGTTGACTTTCCTGAACCGTTTGCTCCGATTACAAGACTTGTCTTTTTTCTTGATAAATCTATCTCTGTAAATTCATTACCTGTAGATAGAAAGTTTTTAAATCTTACTTTATGAAACTTTATCATATCCCAATTCCTTAAACTTATTCTGATGGATTAGACCATCACTACAACTGACTCGTGTATGAGTGTTGTGTGGTTCCTGTGTACCACCTCTATATCTTTCTCGAATTATACAAGTGTCATCTGGTGCAAAGAAGTATTCTAATGTGTGTCCTTCTGACACAAAGACACCATCGTAAATTTCATAATCCATATTCAAATCCGTTATTATGTTATAATTTTTTGTGTTGGTGGTGTGATGATTGTTTTGAACATCTCTTCATATTGATTAAGAAGTTTTTGTTCAGGTTTAACTGTCCACACAATATTCTGTGGATTCAAAGTAATGTTACCTTGTCCTAAAATATTGTAAGGATATAAGTTTATCTTTGGTCCTGACCCTTCTTGTGCTTGTTGATGTATGAATAGTGGATTCACTATTTCATGATTATCTTGTAAATCAGCGATTATCATTTCACCGCTATTGAATTGTATTATATTTATCATACTAAAATATCTAAACTTTCCGCATACAATGACTTCATCAATGCATCTAATTCAGATTTATCTCCTTCTATATTTAAACTGTCAATGTGTTTTGTAAGAATTGTTAATGTATCTTCAGCTTCGCCAACTAACTCATCTTCATTTAGAATATCTAAATTACTATGGTCTTCTACAACCTTCAAGTCTGCCGGACCAGCTTTGATAATTCCTTCTACAAAAACATCAAACCAGTATGGTTCATTTTTATTCGTAACAATTACTTTTACGAATGTATCTTTTAAATGACTAAAGTCTTTCTTCTTAATAGTCATTAATGTTTCATCAGTATCATCATAGAATACTTTATGAAACATTTTTAGAGGATTGTTAATTGCCTCTATCTCTCTTGTCTCTGTATCAAAGACATGAAAATATTTATCGTCACCAAAATCATTCCAAGTAAACTCCATTTGAGCTCCTAGATATTTGATGTTTTGAATTACTGATTTAGTATGAAAGTGACCTGAATATACTTGTTCGAATCGACTTAACCATGCTACTGGTGTTCCACCACCATGAAAATGTCCTGGTGATACTTCACCACCGTTTACTTCTAAATGAGACATACAGATTTGTGCTGTAGTTGTCTCTAAGTATTCTTGTACATCTTCTTCATTTTCTTCATTGATCCAAGGTAGTAATGCTATTTCAAGACCGTCATAAGTTTTTGTTATCGGGTCTGTATAAACATTAATGTTTTTACTATGTAATAGATACTCTGGACTATTTAATCTGTTTGTTGATTTGAAGTAGATGTCATGATTACCTACAATCAAGTCCATCTTAATACCTCTTTTATCTAAAGGTTCTATAAAATGTTCATGATTCTTATGTAGAGAAAAGAAATTTACATCTCTTCTTCTATCAAAGTAATCACCTAAGTGAATGATTTGTTTAATGTCATGTTTATCCATATAAGGAAAAAAGACTTCTGTAAAGAATCTTCCTTGATATTCGGCAAACATTTGATTGTTATTACGAACTCCTGCATGAGTATCGTTCAGTAACGCTATTTTCATAATGTATTAGTCTTTCTTTTTTTCGTCCGTCTTTTTCTTAGAACCACGAGGTGTATAGTTTATAGGATTCATATTCTCTTGTAAGAAATCAACATAAGAGTTATTCATACCTTGAGTATTACCGTCCATCGTATCAAAAGTATCGAATAGAACACCTGCTTGTTCAATACTTCTTTGTTTAATCGCTGCTTGTTTCTTTTCTTTGTGAATTCTTCTCAAGAAAGCGAAGTAAATAATTTGTGTAACATAGGCAAAGGCATTTGTTGACTTCTCCTCGTTAAAGTTGTTGATGTATTGTAAACAGTTCTCGATACCATCACATATCATTTCATCTCTATATGAATAGTTGATGAAGTTTGGTTTAGTAGAAAGTCTAGTCGCTATCTTATAGATACATTCTCCAATGTATTCTGATACTCTAGGTTTTTCTTCGTTTGATTCCACAGCGATTTTACACGCTTTGTTGTGTTTGATAATAGCTTCTGTAAACACTTTGTTTTCAACATAGTGTACTGATGCTTTAGTCTGTCTTTTTTCTCTGGTCATGTATCTATTATACTATAAAACTGTAATATGTCAAGTTATTATCTTTAAAAACTAATTTCATTTATTTTCTTAAAACCGGTTGACAAAATCGTGTTTATACTATAAAATAAGATGTAGTCGGCGGAAAAGAGAATATACCTATCAATGTATGATATCTTTCTTGTTAGGTAAGTCTTTATTATCCATGTATTCGTCTTCTAGTTCGTAATCCTCTATTGGTATATCATCCTTTTTAAAGTTTGATATCATTCGTTTGACATAATTTAATTCGTTTGTGTCTTCTTGTTGTTGAGTTGTGATTTTCATGTCTCCATCATCTCTCAAGTCTATCCAATTTGTTACTGCTTCATCATACAAAGATACAAACTGTTTCGAAATACTTGCTCTATAAGATATATTACTCTTACTTACAATTATAAAATCATCTGTAGTAAAAGGAATCGCTGGTCCAAGATGTATTGTAACACCGGGTCCGGTAATCGAAGGTTTACACATAAGATTCATTGGCATATACATCTCTAAACTCTCTCCCATCTCATTTACCATTGCTAGTAACTCTTTACCATCATTCAATCTTATGTACTGATAACTTGTATTCTCATTTATCGACATTTGCAGGCATCCTTACTGAATGTATTTCGTAATCAAAATTCTCTGTACTGTATATATTTATGCGTTCAGAAAAGTGATTCAAAGTATAATTCAAGTTCTTTTTCCAAGATAAATCATCTGCGATATCATATAGAGTAACACTATCTTTGTCGTCTGCCTTTCTAAGTCCTCTACCAATACTTTGGAGATTTCTTATTCTTGACTTACTCGGAGAAGCGAATATCACATTGTGTAATCGTTTTATGTTTATGCCTGTACTAAATGTACCAAACGATGCTACAATAACTGAATCCTTTTCCTTCTCAACTATTTCTCTAACTTTCTCTCTATCTACGGCGTCTGTACCACCGAAAACAAAAAATGTTTTTCTATCTAATTTATTTAATAAATCAAATAATGGTCTACCATGTTTTTCAACAAACTGAAATAACACTAAGGTATTACCATTTAAATCTTTTACTAAGTTCGTTACAAACTTATTTCTTGTTTCATTTCTGACTATCCAATCCATCTCTTCTTGATATGTCATCTTGTTAACAAGTTTTCTTTCTTCGTCACAATATGCTAATACTAAACATTGTATATCTAACTTAGCTAATGTTCCTCTGTCCATCAATTCTTTTGATGTTGTAACGAAATATGCTGGACCGAACATGCCTTCTAACTGTAGTTTATGTGTCTTTGTTTCTTGTAAAGTACCTGTCGTACCTATCTTATACTTAACTTCAGTTAATGATTCCATGATCTTAGTTAGTGACTTTGCTGCAAATAGATGAGCTTCATCACCAATCACCATTCCAAATTCATTACCAAATCCTTTAGGCATTCTCATCATTGACTGCCATGTAGTTACAACGATTGGAGCATCAGCTCCTTTCTCACCACCGTATATCTTAGCAATCTCACCTCTAAATCCGTAATCTCTAAAGTCTTTAGTCATCTGTTCTACTAAAGATGTTGTCGGAACTATCACTAATGCTTTCTTATTCTTCTTTAAAAAGTTATATCTTATAAGACTGTATATCATCAGAGATTTACCTGATGCTGTCGGTGATACTAGAATACACTTTTGATTGTGAGCTGCATATGCTACGGC